GGCTTGGTCAGTTCGCTGACCGCGCCCTGTTGCGACACGCGGATGATGGCGCCGATCGCGGTCTGCCGCGCGTCATCGATGCTGGCTTGGCCGACCTGCACCACGGTGCGCGGGAAAATCGACTGCCCGAGGCTATCGAGGATGCCGCGGATCAGCCGCGTTTCGGTCTTTTGCAGATCCATCACCATGTCGGCCTGCGAGAAGCCGATGACGCGGCCAGGCTCACGATAGGGCGTGAATCCGGCCAGCGGGATTTCGTCGGTGCGATCCCAGCGGATCAGTTGCGGCGAGGACCCGACGCAGTGCACATGGATCAGTTCGGCGATGCCGTCGCCGTCGGTGTCCATGCGGCACCAGCCCTCGGCGTAGCGCACCAGCTTCATCGACACATCCGACGGCGGCGAGCCGCGCAGATTGGCGCCACTCAACCGATCGCGCGCCGTCGCCTCGGCGCGCTGGCGGGAGGAAGGGACGTTCGATGCCGCGCGCAGCACCTTGTCGGCCGGCAACCCGGCAGAGATCAGATCCGAGGCCGGCACATCGCGCACATGAAACACCGCCCGCGCGGTGCCCACCTGGTCGGCATCGGCGACGATCCACACGCATTCAGACGGCACCGCCTCAACAATCGGCCACGCGCGCGCCGCCGAACGGGTGATGCGCGCCGCATAGAACATCGGCGGCCCACCGGCCTGCATGTAGGCGGCGCCCTCGGGGGTCGCCGCGACCGCGCGCATTTCATTGGGCAGCATCGGGCGGCGCACGATGCGCTGCGCGGTGATGCCAGGCTCCTGCAGCAAGGCTTGCAGTTGCGGCAGCAACAGCCGGTCGCATTCTTCGACCCGCTGCGACCGCTGTTGCCCCCAATACCAACGCACCCAGCCGACGCGCCGCGTTAGCGCATCCAGGATTGCATCGTGCAGCACGATCCACCCCTGATTGGCGGTGAACAATGCCCAATTCGCATATTGCGTCGCCTGGCGCGCCAACTCGGCGTGCATCAGCCCAAGCTGTTCGTTGTCGGCGACCGCCGGCGAGAATTCCACCGGGTTTTCCACCGCCGTGAAGATCCGCAGCAGCGACGGCAGCGTGGCGCGGATGGTATCGCGCGTTGTCGTCAGCACCAGTTTCGAGCGGCCATCTTCCTCATCGCCGAGCGGCAGGCCGTTGTAGTAGTCCGAGGCCATCATGCGCTGACGCGACAACGCCACGTCGTAATTCTGCGCGATGTTGAAATAGAACAGCACCTCGGTCTGGATATCCGCATCGGTGCGCGCGATGCGGTCGAACACCACTTCTTCCTGCCACGGCACGCCGGCCGGCGCGACATAGGGTTGCAGGCCGGCCTGGTAGGGCCGCAGCACGTCGGCGATATCGCCGCCGGCGTCCACCAGGCCGGGCATCATGTTGGCCAGCGCCGTGCCGCCGGCGCCGAGATGCAACGTGGCCGATGTCATGCTGGCGGCGGTGTTGTGAAAGGCGGGCGGCGGCACGAGTGCTGAGAGCGGCGGTCCGGAATGCAGCAATCCACTGGACATCGCATCGCTCATGGCGCGCACCTCGGAAAATTCAGTTTGGCGACAACAATCACAGCGCCGTCAACTACGGGCGACACCACAATATTTTGTGGTTTCACGTGAAACCACAATTTCTTGTGGCTCACGCCGCCGCATCGGGCGCCGTGGGGCGCCACGCATAGAGGTGTTCCCGCCGCCAGTTCTCGCCGATGACGGCGCAATGGCGCGCCTCGTTCACCTGGTCCATGTCCGACGCCGGCCGGTCGCCGCACAACACCGCCGCCTCGCGCTCATCGGCCCACGCACGCACCAGCTTGGCGAAGCTCGGATCACGCGCCAGCAACTCGAACACCGGCTCATCGGGCAGCGCCCGATCGGCGCAGGAAAACAGGCTGGGGTGGTTTCTGGTGCTCATGGCGTCACTCCCATTCGACCAGGACGGTTAAGCCCGCGGTGATCCATCCGGGTTGCGCGTGATGGCGACGTTTGCCCACATGCCACACTCGCGCAGCTTCCGTTGCAGGTAAGTGCGGTCCGGCCCCTCGGGCACATAGTCATCAACAGACGTGCTGAGTTCCAGAAAGGCCGCACGCATCCTTGCCATCGCCTCCAACTGCGTATCGGTCGGCTTTAGGTGCTCGAATGTTGAAGGGTGCATTAGCGTTCTCCCATGGGGTTCGATTGTCTGCATACCGCCGCCGACGCGCATCCGCGCCGAGAGCATCACCGCAGCCTCGGCACGCCGCCGACAAAACACTGGTAAAGGTCCAGCAGGAAATAGATCAGCGCGCAGATCACAATAACGGCGACCACGATGCGAATGATCTGCATGGCGACACCGCCAGCCCAGCCGAGCCAGCCGAGCACAATGGGCAGCAGGATCATCAGGATTGCGACGAAGCCGCAGACGACGACCAGCCAGATCAGCATCCCAGCCAGCCATGGCACTGTGAAGCACATCATTCCATCCCCCGGATGGCGCGCCGCACCGGGATGCGCGAGTTCAACTGGTTGCCCAGGCCGAGTTGCAGCGACATGCCCGCCGGTGCGAAGGTCAGGCACAACGCATCGGCACTGTCGGGCGAGGCAAAACCACGCGAGCGAAGCTGCTGCTTGCTTTCGATCTGCATCCGGCCATCGGACAGATAGGCGACGCGCGGCGCGCACAGATCGGCACGCAGCTTGTCGTCGTGCGGCAGCGACACACGGCGGCTTTCCAGCCACTCGCGCACGCGCACCCACAGTTCATCGCGCATGCGGGCGAAGCGACCGGCGACGGATGGCACTTCGCCGACATTGAGGCCGAGCACCGGCAACTGCTGTTCCATCAGCCGATCAACCACGCCGGCGCCGAGGCCGATCACGTCGATGACGATCAGTTGCGGCCGGGCCGGCGGGGGCAGCATGTCGAATTCCGACTTGACGATGCCGGCGAGCGCCATGGTGTCGATGCCTTGCCAGCGGCGCGGCATTTCCGACACGGCGTTGCCGCGGCGCTTGATCAGCACCGAACTGTCGGCGCCGAACCGGCTGACATCGACGCCCCAGATTTCCGGCGCGCCGGAATCATCGAACTGGCCGCGTTCCATGGCGCTCTCAACCAGGTCGGCCGGGATCAGCGTGTCATCCTCGGCCAGCGGGAATTCACCGAGCACGCGGATCCGGTAGGCATTGGAATTCTCGCCGTAGCGGTCGCCGATTTCCCGAATGAAATCCGGCGACACGCGCGGGCTGTCGGCGGCACTGACGCGGCGGATCCACCAGCGGTCGCGCTCGAGGTTGTGGGTGCGCCAGAAAAACCCGGTGGAACGGGTCGGGTTGCCGGTCAGGATGGTGATGGCGCCTTGCGTTGACATCGAGCCGCCGGCCGACTCGAACACCGCCTGATCGACGCCGGAGGCTTCATCGACCAGCAGCATCAGATTTTTGCTGTGCAGGCCCTGCAGCGCCTCGGGTTTGTCGGCGCGCGCGGTGCGCGCGGTGACAAAGCACTCATCGGGCGCGGCCTTCAGCTTGATGCGATCGGCATCGATGTCCCACAGGTCGCGCCAGGCCGGCGGCAGGCGGTTGAACACGACGCGCGCCTCGGCCCACAGCGCATCGAACAGTTGCGGCGCCGACGGTGCGGTGACGCCGATCTTGAACGGCGCGCGGGTGTTGGCAAACCAGCACATCGAGCCCGCCGCCCAGGTGGATTTGCCGACACCGTGGCCCGAGCGGATCGACAGGCGCGTGTGGCCATGCGCCAGCGCCCGGTTGGCCTCTTCCTGCCAGGGATCCGGCTGCATGCCGAGCACTTCGCGCCAAAAACTGTTCGGCTGGCGGGCGTATTGCTCGATGCAGAGCGCAAATGGGTCGGCCGATTGGGCGATCAGTTCGGCGACCGGGGTGTAGAAGCCATCAGGCATCCAACGGCGGCCCCGACGGATCGGGCAACACCTCGATATGCATGCCGACCACGGCGAGCACCAGGCTCAGGGTGTTGAGGCGCGGACTTCGCCCCAAGCGCCACTCCTGCAGGGTGCGCTGGTGCAATCCCGCGGCGCGCGACACCGCGGCACAGGACAACCGGCGCGCGGCCATGGCACGGAACAGGTCGCGCACCACCGGCTGCAGCAGCCTCGGCCCCCCGCACCCTTGGGCCTCGGTTTCCGTTCCCCCTGGCGCATCGACAACAGCGGCCGACGGTTGCAGTGGGGTGCCGTTACGATGACGGGTCGGGTCCCATCGGGGCGAGGGGGGGGTCGATCGTTGCGCTGCCGCGAAGGGTCCGCTTTCCACCCTGTCCGTCCCATCCATGGCGACAATTCCCCACCTATGGCGCGCGTCGCAATCCCGGTGTCAGTCCTGCCCTTTCGGCGGCAGCCCGGGAGGTGTTACATCCCCGGGTAATCCTGATTTTTCGGATGATATATCAATCACTTGTGTCGTGTCAACAGACTCACGATCTGACGACACCGGCCGCGCCAGCCGTTCCGACATCGCCGAGGCCGCCAGGAAATGCGCCATCGCAAACGTGCCGGCGGCATTGTCGCCAAGGTCCAACGTGTTGAGCCTGGCGGCCGTGTAGGGCAGCAGCGATTCATTGATCGACACCCAGAGTCGGAACGCTTCCAGCTTGGTGCATCCCGTTCCCTTGGTGATCTGTGCCACCGCACGGCGCCAGTCCAGCTTGCCAACGTTGTGCAATGCTTCAATCGGCGTGGTGCCGCGGCTGGCGACATACTCCGCCGCGCGCCGCGCATCGTCTCGGATCCCACGATGATGCCGCCGACGAACGCTCGCGGGTTCTGCCGTCACCACCGCGGAACCATCAGCACCGAACAGCAGCGCGGTCTGCAGCGGCCCGGCCGGCGCTTCGCGCGGCACGAGCTCGGCGCCACCAGGCGAGCCGAGCCCCGCTCGCTCCACCGCGCCTCGCACGTTTTTGTCAGTAGCCTGCGTGCCGACATGGCCAGTTTTCATGGTGTTTCTGCCCTCGCGAGGGGTGAGACGGTGGATAAAAGCGTCTCACCCTACTGTCTCACCCTAAGCCGCATCTAACAGATTGATATATATCTCTTTTCTTGAGGGGGTGAGACGGTGAGACGG